ACTGAAGATCAATACAAACAAAAATTAGAAGAGTATCAAACTAAAGATTTAGAACATTAATTAAGGAGTCTATTATGCCTTATAAATCTCGTATTGCACATTTAGAAGAATCGCATAAAGTATTAGACAAACAAATTACAGATATGCAACGTAATCATCCTCATGTCGAAGAAGATAAGGTTGCAGAATTAAAAAAGAAAAAGCTCGCGCTCAAAGACGAAATTTCTAAATTGAGAAAATTACAATTTGAAGAAGATACACAGAGAGTAAATTTTGATGATGATAGATAATTCATTCGCAGTTTTAATGCCATGGCATTCATCTCAAACTTCAACTTACTGGAATGAGAGCTGTGCAGATGTTGTAGAAGTATTTGGATTACCTGGAGATAGATATACTACTCAAGTTAATCCAGATCTAATGATTTTTAATTTTAAATCAAAAAAAGATGCTGACCTATGTAAAATTTTATTGAGTGAGAAAATTTTATAATATGTTGACACGATCTAAATAAACATGTACAATAGTACAACTAATAGCCATCCTCGGCTATAACTCGGAGAACAAATTGACTAAAGAATTTATACCAGATCCAGTGCTTAGTGCGCCGCAGGATAAAGAATTTGTGGATAGGCCTATTGAAACTTTGTACGTAGCCTTACCACAAAAAGTATATGTCAAAGCAGGTGACATGATGAGCGACAAAGGTTACTCAGAAGGGTATCTAGCAGACGTACTTCGCACTAAAATGAAACGAGATAATAAACGCTTCTGGGCAGGAGATAATGTTAGCGACTATCTACATGAAGGCGATAAAGAAAAACTAATCGACGAAGCAACAGAAGCATTTGAATTAGTGCTTGACCGTTTGCTTATTGATCGTGAAAATGACCCTAATAGTCAAGGCACAGCACGTCGCCTTGCTAAAATGTACTTTAATGAAATAATGGCAGGTAGATATGAACAAGCACCAGATGCAACAGCATTTCCTAATGACTCGCAGGATCGTTACGAAGGTATGTTGGTTGTTCGTAGCGAGCTTCGCAGTATGTGTAGCCATCATCATCAGCCCGTTACTGGTGTTGCTTACATTGGTATTATTGCTGCCGAGAAGCTCATTGGACTCTCTAAGTACACAAGAATCGCACAATGGTGTGCCCGACGTGGTACACTCCAAGAGGAACTTTGTAATGATATTGCTAGGGAGATCAGCAAAGCAACTAACTCAGAAAATGTAGCAGTATATGTACAAGCAGTACACGGTTGCTGTGAGAATCGTGGCATTATGGCACATAGTAGTCTAACACAAACTACTGTATTAACAGGAACATTTAAAACTGATCCTCATACAAAGAAGGAATTCTTTGACAACATTAAATTACAACAAGAATTTGCACCTAGATAACAAAGGAGAAATCAAATGGCAAAATTAAGCAAGCTATCAAAAGTAAACGAATCAATTACTCTTAATCGTTATGACAACGGTTGGATGGTTGAAGTTGGTGGGCGTGATCATGAAAATGATTGGAAAACTGCTAAAATCATGTGCAGTTCAGAAGCAGAAGTTATTGAAGTAGTCCAAGAGTGGAACTCAATGGACTTAGATAATTAAGGAGTAAATCATGGCCATCTGGACTGTTAGAACTCATTATAAAAAGAATGTTCAAGAAGTTGAAATGTATGTTCAACGGGACGGACATGGTAAAGTAACTGTTACCAACGGGTTTCGTTGGGGTTCCTGGACTGTAGAAACTTCAGACGACAATCCACCAGAGTTTGAATTTACAGAAGTTCCAGGTGGCGATGGTAAGAAAGACAGTATTAATATGCTCGACTGCTGTGAGAATAATATTGATAATGTAGAACTTATCGATATGGATGACGGCGGTTGCTGGTATGATATTGAAGTTGAAGGACTTAGTGAAGAAGAGGAAGAAGAAATTCGTGAATTCCTCGAAGAAAATAGTCCCTATGAATTAGAAGAACGCGAGAACGATTCTTGGTATCAAGATGAGACCGAATGGTGGATTTGGGGACCAATTGAGATTCAAGATGAAAAAGGTAATACAGTACGCATTATCTGTGCAGATGATGACGGTAACGTAGTAGACTTTAAGGATAACTAATGACCAATGCTAAAGAACTAACTGATACTTTGATTTTTAGAGCAAAGAATTTAATCGAATTCAAAGTTGAAACAGAAGTTCCGGAAGATTTTTCTTTTAATGGTCAAGTACCATTTGATTTAAAAATTAAAGATAATATGATGACTGCTAAAGTATGGGCTGTTGATTTTGATGAAGCAGCTCGTCGTTTAAATGAATATTTAGAAAGTAATAGAGATGTTGACTGAAATTCCAGCAGAAGGCATAATGAAAACCAACGATTGGGGCCACTCAAAAGTCTATCGTGTTGCCTGTAGTTATGGCGCTGACGATCACGATCATAATGTTTGGGTAGAAGCAGAGGATACAGGTATAACTGTTACTATCTACACTACTACAAAAACTAACTGGTGGTCAAAAACACGGTGGCATCATATTTGGACCTTGTTAACTAAAGGTTATCTTGATACAGAATCAACTGTGCATTTAACCGAACAACAGTCATTAAACTATGCAGAAACGTTAAAGTCTGCTATAATAGACGTAGAAGAATTTAGAAAGATAAGAAATGAGCAAAATAAAAATCGCAGAACTGTTTTATAGTATACAAGGTGAAGGGCGGTACATGGGTGTCCCGTCCGTTTTCTTACGTACATTTGGTTGTAACTTTAAATGTCAAGGCTTTGGCATGCCTAGAGGTGAACTGAGTACAGAAGCAGATGACCTTGGACAAGTTGCCCATATGTTTAACAAATATGAAGAACTACCTTTGGTTTCTACAGGTTGTGATAGTTATGCTAGTTGGCATCCTGATTTTAAGGATCTTAGTCCAATGCTTACTAGTGATGCTATCGCAGATCGTATTTGTGAAATATTGCCACACAATGAATGGCGGGACGAACACTTGGTAATTACAGGTGGTGAACCCTTACTAGGTTGGCAACGTGCATATTCAGACTTGCTCAATCATCCCAAGATGGCAGGCTTGAAAGAGATTACCTTTGAAACTAATGGTACTCAGAAGCTTACAGAAGAATTTAAACATTATCTAGGCGAGTGGACTGCTGAACAGTGGGATAGAGAAATTACATTTAGCGTCAGTGCCAAACTTCCATGTAGTGGTGAGAAGTGGGAAGATGCTATCCTTCCAGAAGTTGTATGTGAATATGAACAAGTTGGTACAGCATATTTGAAGTTTGTTATTGCTACAGAAGAAGACTTTGCTGATGCCGAACGTGCTATTGCCGCGTATCGCGCCTTTGGCTTTAAAGGCCATATCTACTTAATGCCAGTCGGTGGTGTCGAAAGTGTTTATGCGTTAAACAATAAGAATGTAGCACTATTGGCTATGAAAAATGGTCTACGCTATAGTGATAGATTACAAGTACCGTTATTTAAAAACGAGTGGGGAACTTAATGATTAAACAATTTTTTAAGAAGATTACTGGCATTCAAGCAGTTGAAGATGCTAAGTTAAAGGCTAGAGAAGAGGCAGAATCTGCATTAAAAATGGCAGAAGAAGCCAAACAACTTGCGGTAGAAGCAACTGCGGCTGCTGAACGAGCTAAGGAAGCAGAAGAGCAAGCCAAATTAACTCCAAAGGAACGTGCTACAGCCAAAGGCGAACCCTGGGTAAGTGTATTGGATACCCATGTAAACAAGGATAACGTTAGAAATGGCTTTTTTGAACTTGACTGGAACGAGCCTTTTATAGTACAATTGAAGCAAGCTGGTTACGGTTTTGACGGTGATCCTGAAGAACAAATTGTGGATCGTTGGTTTAGAGACCTAGCCGGGAATATGCTAGCCGAAGCCGGACAAGACGTAAGTCGAGTTGGTGGAGGTTTTATCAATGTTAACAAATTACCAGGCGGCAGAGCCGAAGTGGAATGACATATATTTTAGTTGATACTGCTAACACGTTTTTTCGTGCTAGACATGTTGTGCGTGGAGATGCTGATATTAAGTTAGGCATGGCCATGCATATTACCTTTAACAGTATTAAAAAGGCATGGCAAGACTTTGGAGGCACTCATGTAGTGTTCTGCCTCGAAGGTCGCTCGTGGCGTAAGGATTTTTATGAGCCTTATAAACGTAATAGACAAGAAACTCGAAGTGCAATGACTGTTAAAGAACAAGAAGAAGATGCATTGTTCTGGGAAACGTTTGATAAATTTAAAGAGTTTGTTACAGAAAAAACTAATTGTACAGTCTTACAACATAAACAGTTAGAAGCTGATGATTTGATTGCTGGATTTATACAAGCACATCCAAATGACAATCATGTGATCATTTCGACAGACAGCGACTTTCATCAGTTGATCGCTCCAAATGTTAAGCAGTATAACGGTGTAGCAGATACACTTACTACACATGAAGGTATCTTTGATAAGAAAGGCAAGTCAATTGTTGACAAGAAAACTAAAGAACCAGTCCCGGCTCCGAATCCACAATGGATACTATTTGAAAAATGTATGAGAGGTGATACTAGTGATAATGTTTTCTCTGCTTATCCTGGCGTTCGCACTAAGGGTAGTAAGAACAAGGTTGGACTTACAGAAGCGTTCGAAGACCGAAACGCAAAAGGATTCTCTTGGAACAATCTCATGTTGCAACGCTGGGTAGACCATAACGGTGTCGAACATCGTGTGTTAGATGATTATAACCGTAATGTTACACTTGTCGATTTAACTGCACAACCTGAAGATATTAAACAGATCATTCGTAACACTATTAACGAAAGTGCAAGACCTAAAGAAGTTAGTCAAGTAGGTATTAGACTATTAAAATTTTGTAATCTATATGACTTGCAAAAGATTGCTGATAACATTCAAAGTTATGCAGAGCCATTTCAAGCCAAGTACCCTAAAATTGTTGAGGAAGTTTAAATGACAGATATACACGCAAAGCCTATCATTGATGGGAAATTCTGGATTATTGAACAGGACGGATTAAAAATTGGTCTGTTACATAAAAAAGAAAATAATAAATTTATGTTAAGCTCTACTAGTGGAGAAGTTACTTTTAACAAAAAAGACGAACTAGTTAAACAATTTGGTCAAAACTTTTTCTTACCTAAAGTTAAAACTACAATTACTTCCTCTGAGCCAACTGAGTGCCATGGGTATCCAACTAGTTGCACTCCGTATAATGCTATGTATGACGTAAGACGTAAACTTCCGTTATTTTCAAAGTCATCTGCAAGTAAGAGTTTATATTGTGCAGGATATTATGTAATTAAATTTGATAAAGGATGGGTTAAAAGTTTCTGTCCTAAGCTAATTACTATTGAACGTTATCCATATAAAGGACCATTTATGAGCGAAATAGAAATGAAACAGGTGCTATCAAATGTCAAATGATCCAATTAATACTTTTCCAATTCAACAATTTTTACAACAAGTAAAAAGTGCCGATGCCACACAGCAAAAAGAAATACGTGTTGATATTAAAAATGCTAGAGCACTAGCATTTACGTTAACTGAAGTTTTAGCTAAACTAACACAAGACTATGAGACGATGTTCCATAAACTACGTAAATCTCAAGATAATGAAGTAGTTAGTGTTAGTATGGATGGTGGCGATTTCAAGGACTAAAAGTGATAAATATATGCGTACATTACCTGGATACGCATTATGTCGAGACCTAAGCCAAATGTTCTATTAGAACATGTTAACAAAAAAAATTATAAAAGTGAGCAAATTTTAGAAGCTGACGCTATTTGGGCTGTCTTTTATAAAGGTGCCCCATTTAACTTAAAAAGCTCTAGTAGTATTATGAGTTATCCTGGGCCAAAATATAAAAAGGTTAGTTTTTCAAATCCTGGCCATGCCCATAACCTTGCTAAAAAATTAAATTTAACATTTGGATGCCAAGACTTTCAAGTTGTTAAATTGACGCAGGGCGAAATTATCAAATGATAGATAAAGAGACTTACACTAAGATTTTTTTAAATGCGTGGGGTAAGTCAACTGATGCTGCCAATATTAAACTTTATACAAGAACATGGTGGCAGAATAATCGGACTAAAGATTCTGGCGGATTAAGATTAACTGACCAAGGCTACGAATTTTTGGTTAGTGAGTTGGAAATGCGCGAATACGAAATTCCATTTACTGAACCAATAGAAATGAGACCACAAACTATTATATTTTTGGACAGATACATTGATTGTCCATATTACATTACTAACCAAAGTATTACAGTATTTTCGGAAAAAAAATCTTTTGAGCTAATGTTGTTTTCCGACGACATACGTAAACTTGGCATTATAAAAGCCATAAACAAACTTAAAGAATTGGACTAACTTAGTCAAATAGTCATTGACAAGGTGCAGTTATTGTCGTATAATTATGACACTGAAGCGCAGTTTTTTTAATTTAACTAAGGAGTTTTTATGGCAGAGATTGTTTCTCGCACAGTGGGTCCAAAGGCAGCAACCAAAGGCATCCGCAAAGCATTTTCAACTAAGCGTCCACTGTTCTTGTGGGGCCCTCCAGGTATTGGTAAGTCAGACATTGTTCATCAAATTGGTGATGCAATGGATGCGCATGTCATTGACATTCGTCTTTCACTTTGGGAACCTACTGACATTAAAGGTATCCCATACTTTGATGCTAATGCTAGCAAAATGGTTTGGGCCGCTCCGTTGGAATTGCCAGACGAAACAATGGCATCAAAGCATAAACATATCATCTTATTCTTAGATGAAATGAACTCTGCGGCTCCTGCTGTACAGGCAGCGGCTTACCAGTTAGTGTTGAACCGT